AAGACAAGCGTCTCAGGGAGGACAGCACGGTGTATTGCTGGGAGCACATCGTGACGGGTCAGCGTCTTCACATGACCCGCACAGAGTTCATCGCTCACACTGGAGCACACAGAGGCAATGTCGGAGACATCGCACTCGGCAAGGGTCGTCGCAAGTCAGTCGCAGGCTATCGCTGCGTCAGATGATGATCCGAAACGAGCCCGCATCGTAGTACCCGTCCACTGATTTCCGCCATCCCCCGTTTATAAACATGTACTGAACATTGCTAGTCAAGTTCAGTACAAAATTCGGTACTAAATCGTCAGGCACTGGTCCAGGATTCGACGGAACAGGCGGAGCAAGATGATTGAATGATATGAACCAACCAGTGGTAGCACTGAACTCAATAATGTCGCCAGCACCTGCACCACCACTCAAGCCTGCCCAAGGATTCAACACCATGCTTGGTGGAGGATAGGGTATCTGCTCGGGAATGTAATCGACAATCAGATATCGCTGACCTTGTGCAGCAGCAGGCAAACCATTTCCAGGCTGCTTTGCTAGAGGATCGATCACACTGTCAACAGGGTCAATCGTATTCTGAGGCAAGGTATCAGTGTCAATGTTGTAGAACAGCTCACTGTCATTGAGTGGGTTGAAGTTGATAGTTCCCATGATCTCTGTCTCAAGATACGGGTTCTCAAGTGCTATCATTGAAATGCCAGGTCTTATCACACCGTATGCATTCAGCACGGCAGTCCAGTACACGGTTGCAGGTTCAACTGGCGGAACATCAAACGAGCTATTAGGCGGCACTGCAACGCTATCAGCTGGTATGATTTGAAGAATGCCGTCGAGCAATAACAGCTTATAACCGTATGGAGTAATCTTTTGTCTGCTACCTAGCAGCAGATCATTGTCAGTGATGTCACTGAATGATTGTCCTGTATAAATCGAGGCAATAATTTTTTGAATCACGCCAAGCTTACGCACTTTAGCAGGCATGCTGATCCAGATGGGCATGTAGAACTTCCACTGAAGCACGTCAATAGGATTACCAGTACCGATTGGGATCGAGCGAGTGGTAAATGAAAGTCCATCCTGATACACAACACTCAAGGATGTCCAGTCAAGATAGTTGTCGTTGCTTTGAATCTCAAGGCTAGGGTTGAATAAGACTGCTAGCTGCTCAATGATCTCAAGTTTCTGCAGGTAGTTCGAGGTCCAAATCTCAACAGTCATGCGTAGGGTGTAGGGCACAGGCATCATACGCTCAACAGTGAACGCATTGCCTTGTGTCGTCTCATACTCGCCAGTTTCTTGATTGAATGTACGCTGACGCACAGTCAAGTTCTCAATGTAGGTAGGGTCTTGTGTGCGAGTCTGATCGTATTCCAGGCCAGAGATGTAGTACACGATCTGTGGCGCAGAGGGCATGTTTGACGCAGAGTTCTTGTCGATGATTGTTTGAGCCTGACGTGAGCCGTCACCGTAAATGATAGGAACACGATGCAGAATGCGATTGCCTTTTGGGTCTGTGCCAAACGTACAGTCCCACTCTGAAAAGATCCTGGCAAATTGTTGGACGAACCTTTTTATTTGTTCGTCATAGAAGAACTGGGCCATATTTATTACTCTCTTATGATAGAGTATTTATTACTTGTCGGGCTTCAGTCTCAAAATCTCATTGAGTCCTTCACGAACAGGTATCGTACCACCGTCGCTGGTCTTGGTACGAGTCTTGTCATTGATAAAGCGAGACAGCTGGCTAAAGTCATCTTCAGTGAAGCCGGTATCAGTTCTGACGTTCTGACTGATTGCCCACCAGACGTAACCATCAAATCTGAACAGCAACTGCGGAACATAGTCTACACGCAGGAAGTAATCTCCTGTTTTTGCATCACTAGGGAATGCGATACCACTTTTAAATGGCTCTCCGTTTGGCGCTTTACCATCACCAGTCATGTAACCATTCAACCATGAGAAGTTGCGTGGTGTGTAACGCTTGATAAACTGATATGCAGGATCACAATCTGCACGGAAGTCCATAACATCAGAGATAATGCCTTCAAAGTTATAGCTGATCTGTAGAGGGGTGCCATCTGCTATCGATGCTTGTGTTGGATTGCTCACGGCAACGGTGTTCAACTCACGGTCAATTGCAATAATTGTTGTACCCTCGGGGAATATCACGCTTGCTATGCCTAGCTCACTATAGGTAGTAGCACGAATAACAAGACCAATAGTCAGTTCATTCGGCACAGGTCCCTCAAACGGTATCACTGCAGTATTTGTTGGAGCAGGCAGAGCAGTCAATATAAAGTCAATATACTGGTCAGCAGTAGCGTATGTGTTATCAGCGGTACCATATGGTCCAGTCGCAGGACCCTCATCAAATACAGTGACAGCAAGACCAAGATCAGGAAATACTTGGCCACTGCCTGCATCTGTTCGATACGGTTCGATCAGCCCTGGTGACATTGTGACAACAGTGAACGGATTTGGTCCTAGCGTGAACCCTGATGGTATTCTCACAACTGCACTGCCGTACTTGTATGCAGGGTCACGTAGAACTTCGATACGACCTGCTTGAGGAGTCAGTGCGATACGACCGCTTGCCGGTGTGCTAGGCACAATTAGGTTAATAGGCGGCGCTGGAATATTATTCTCAAACGTAGGCACAATATAAAGATTTGACGTATCATAGCCGCTGAGTGGTACTACCCGCTTAGCTTCGTCAATGACCGCTTGATTGATTGCAAGATTTGTCTTGTAAGTCGTGACAATATCAACCAGATTCTGCTCTTCGCTTACACGCCAGTATTCTGGGTTTGGAGGATCCACCCCAGCTGGCACTTCTTTCACAGGAGTGTAAATCTTGTCACCGTACTTCACTGTGTATCCAGGCTGATAAGTTGTTTCTGCATCCCACTCACCCATGTAGTTGTCTTTGTTGATGGGATCAAGCAGAATGTCCTGAAACTCTTGACTGTTCACCAGAGGTTCACACTTCAGGCGCCACATGTGCGGGAACCACGTTGGCGAAAACCCCTCTGAAGCATAGTTAGCGTCGGTGATTTGATAGAATCTACGCAAGCCAACAGGAATATCAGTGTTTAAGGGATGAAAGTCTTCGAGATGCGGCAATTCAAACACATCACCTACCATCAACTTTCGACCTATGATATCTAGCATCTCATTATAGTGAACAGTGACAAAAATAATATCACTGGTCAAGAATAATCCAAATTGACTCAAGTCGAAATCTAAATTCTGAACGTTATAGTGTCCACGCAGTCGATAAATGTTCTGCGAGTATTTACGATCACGGTTTTCTAAGAACAGCAAGTCTTGAATGTTTGTCGGCTTTGTCTCAGCATAGTGAGGCTGAGTCAAATCAGTGGAATTTTCTGGATTATTGGTGCCCAAATACTTGTGAATATAAAGATCGGTTGCGCCAACCACAAACATTTCCTTGATAATTTTATCAAAGTATTTGTAGTCATTCTGCGGTATGGTTTTCCAAAGTGATAAGCGTGGCATAAGAGTATTTATCGTTTATAGAGCATCCAAAAGAACTTGACAATAAATAGAATTTATAGTATAATGTGTATTGTACTGAAAAATCAATCAAAAAGGCACAAAATGGCAACAAAATCGACCAAAACTCCTAAAAAACCCTTAGTAGTGGGTGAGCGCACTATCGCTCCCGATCTCAAACCACGAGACGCTGATGCGGCAAACTGGGGACCCGAGCCAATTTTCGCAACGCAGCCTGATAGTGATAAGCAAAACTTAGCACGAGTCGTAGCGTTCAACTGGTACAATCGATTCTACGCACACAAAGACGCTAAGTTATTCTTAATAGAATACGCTAATCAAACTGGTCATCCCGATGCAAAAACGCTCTCACGATGCGATGAGCGTGAGGTGTTTCTGTCACTGGGCTGGTTGGCAAGAACCTACTCACGAGGGCTAAACTTATCTGAGTACGAGACTACGGCTCTACAAACTGAACTCACTCGTCTTGTCAATTCAGTGTCTAGCCCACTTGCCGCTAAAAAGTCAGCGACAGCACCTGAAGAGCAGGCTGAAGTGCCCACGTCAAATCGTCCCAACGTTCAAGAGATCATGCGTGAGCGTACCCGTGAAGTAGCGGGTGAGATTGAGGGCTGGCTCGATGACTTTATCGCTCAGGGCGGCAAAGCAAACGAAATCTCGGTGAATAGCGTAGGTTTGATGACTGAACGCAACATCATGCCACAGCACGTGCCAATCATCACAGAAATCTGGAAGGATCATCTGTCAGAGTTTGAGACCGTGTTAGAGGGCACTGACGATCAGCTTAAAGAAGCCTATGGTCACATGTCCAAGACGCAGCTTAAAGCCCTGATCAAATTCTGCGAGGCAGTGTTAGCTAGCTTACAGAGCTACTTGTCAGTCAAAAAGGCAGCCAAGGCTCCACGCAAGAAGAAAGCAGTATCGCCCGACAAAGTAGTGGCTAAGATGAAGTATCTCAAGGCATTTGACGAGCTTAAGTTGACTTCAGTAGCACCCAAGACCGTGTTGAGCACCACAGAAATTTGGCTCTACGATACCGTCAAACGCAAGCTTCATTACTATGTGGCTGACGGACACATTGGCACAATGTCAGTCAAGGGTACGACAATCATTGGGTTTGACGCTACAAAGTCAGGTGTCAAAACCTTACGCAAACCTCAGGATGTCTTGAAGAAGTTAATGGCAGGTGGTAAGCCAGCGTCACGCAAGGTATTCACGGACGTCAATGCTGTTCATGCTCAGCCTAACGGACGCACAAACGAGCACATGATCATTCTCAAAGCGTACTAACTTCTACTGATAAATACGTGTATGCTAATACACGAAATGTTCGACAATCCGTATGCCTTGGATTCATCTACGCAAACTGCTCTGACAATCAAAAAACAAATACTCTCAATGAATCATAATATGAGATCATTGAGAGTATTTGAAGTTGTAGAACACCCAGAAGAATTTATTATGACCTTTTACGCAGAGGATGGTATATATGAAGTTCATCATCTTAAAGCTGTAAACGGCATCATTCAGACTGGAACAATATTATCAGCATCTAAAAATAGAAACTTTGCTGCAAACCCTCGCTATATTTCAACTGCGATCAACTTATATCAAAATGAATTGAAACGTGGACACGCAGTCAGAGTAGTGGCAGATAAAACAAGTGGTATGTGGCCAACGTATCAGCGAGTGATCAATCAGAAGATCAAAAAAGATGGCTATGAGTCAGACAACATTGATACAAACTATAAAGGTGTGGATAACGGAGATTATATTGCCCAAGTAATTAGACCCAGAGGCAAATTCAAAGAGACATTTCAAAATTTTCGTCTATCAATCTGATAAATACTCTATCACACGATAGGGTATTTTTTATGGCTGATCTACTAGAACTCAAAGAAGCACTTTTCAAGAACATCTCATTGCGTCTCGGAGCCGGTATCATTGATCTCGAACTTGATCCCGACCACTACAACGCAGCCTGGAACTTTGCAGTTGCAACCTATAGACAACGTGCGCAGAATGCCTATGAAGAATCCTATATGCTGCTTGAGATTCAACAGAATCAAAACTCATACATACTTCCTCAAGAGGTAACAAAGGTTCGACAAGCATTCAGACGCACTGTTGGTCTTGAAACAGGACCCTCGGCAACATCATTCGACCCATTCTCATCTGCCATCTTGAACACTTATCTGCTCAACTACAACTACGCAGGCGGGCTCGCTACGTACGATCTGTACGCCGGATTCGTTGAATTGGCTGCTCGCATGTTCGGCGGCTATGTGATCTTCACATTCAACTCAGTGACGAAAGAGATTCAGTTTGTGCGTGACTTCAAAGGCAGCGGAGAACGCATTCTCCTCTGGACTGACAACTTGAAGCCTGAGATCGTCTTGATTCAGGACCCACAGATTGGCGTCTGGTTATCAAACTGGACACTTGCTCAATTGAAGGTCACAATTGGCGAAGCCCGTGAGAAATACGGATCAATTGCCGGGCCCCAAGGGGGAACTTCCTTAAATGGCGCAGCCATGAAAGCAGAAGGTGCGACACTTCAACTGGCACTGATTGAAGAATTGAAACATTTTGTAGACGGCTCGGAACCTTATTCGGTCGTCATCGGCTAACCAGGTTATCCATTTTGCTTGACTTCCTTCATCACACCGTGTACAATCGTGTGATGAAGAGAAGAAACACAGGTGAACATCGGCGTGTCTGGCGCCAACATCACGGGCCAATTCCGAAAGATGCTGACGGACGCTCCTACGACATTCATCACATCGACGGTGACCCAGAGAACAACGACATCACGAACCTGATTGCTCTGACCATTCACGAGCACTACGAGGTGCATTACTGGCAGGAAGATTTGGCAGCGTGTCGAGCGGTAGCAATGCGAGGAATCGTAAGTCCCGAGGACGCCTCAAGGCTGTCGAGCGAGTTGATGCTGGCCAGGATAGAAGCTGGTACATCACCCTTCCAGGATCCTGAGTTTCTGAAACGCAAGAGTGAAGAGACCAGACAACGCAATCTGGAACTGGCAGCCATTGGCGCCAATCCCTGGCAAGACCCTGAGTTCATTGAGCGAGAGCGTGAGAGAAAGCGTGACAGAGAGAATGCTTTGGTTGAGGCAGGAACTCATCTTTTTCAGACAGAAGAGCATCAGACAATGCTCAAAAAAGTGAATGATGATCGGATTGCTGCGGGAACGCACAACTGGCAAGACTCAGAGATTGCCAGACAACAACAGATGACACGAATTGAGAACGGAACGCACACATTTTTGAAGCGTGACGATGGAACGTCCATTGGAGCAGACACAACACGTCGTCTCATTGAGGACGGAGAGCATCACTTTCTGGACAAGAACCCGAACGATGTCAGATGTTCGTGTCTTGTGTGTCACAAAGAGACGAATGTTCCTGGACTCGGCAAACACAAGAAGTGTCGCGGAGAAGAACCGGCAAAAGTCGCACTCAACTTGACTGGAATCAACAGCATCAGAGTGTCGTGTATCGTATGTCATCACGAGACAAACTATCCTTCTCTGTCACGACACATCAAGACACATCACTGATCTGTCCAAAACGCTTGACATCACTCACAATGCTCTGTATAATACAACGATACGGAGCAAAAGATGGCAGACAAGATTATCATTGGAGTATGCGGATTTCAAGGCAGCGGAAAAGATACGGTGGCAGATTATCTGCAAAACGCGCATGGATTCAAACGCATAAGTTTTGCCGGCGCCCTTAAAGATGCAGTGTCGGCAATTTTTTCCTGGGACAGAGAACTATTAGAAGGCAGAACCAAAGCATCACGAGAGTGGCGTGAACAGGTCGACCCTTGGTGGGCACAAAAACTCAACATGCCCAATCTAACTCCACGTTGGGTACTTCAGTACATGGGTACCGAAGTTCTTAGAAAAGGATTTCACGACAACATTTGGATTAATAGTGTAGAACACAAACTGATGAACTCAACAGACAACATTGTAATCTCTGATGTTCGTTTCCCAAATGAAATCAAGTCAATCAAAGACGCAGGTGGCATTGTAATCAGAACTCATCGTGGTCCCGATCCAGAGTGGTATCGTTCGGCTGAGATAGTCAATCAGGGTCCAACAGAAAATTTATCATGGGCCAGCAACAAGTCGATACTTGACTCATTCAAGATTCATGCCAGTGAAATCGCCTGGATAGGTACCGACTTTGACGCTGTTTTAAACAATGACGGATCAATTGATGATCTTTACGCACAAGTCAGCGATCTGCTTCAAGGTCACCGGGCTTCCAAAGGGTTTGTGTTCTCTTAACTACTTCAACGCAGTTTAGACAAACAGTGCGCAAGTTTATCAACGCACTGTTGTTCAAGTTCCCATCAATATGATGTACAATTGTCTGCGAAGTATACTTTGATTTGAACCCGCATATATCACATACAGTCTTCTTCACATAGCCTTTATTTTGCCAAGATGGTTTGGATGATGATAATCTTCCGGTCTTTTTAAGTTTAAGACAGTGCTCGCATAAACTTCTATATTGAATTTTTCCTGATGGTCTAGTATAAGCAATTGCTCGGGGTCTGCCGAAGCATTTATCACATACTGGTCTATTTTCGATTTTATTCATGTTTAGTTTCTATCAAATGCCATCCAAGTTGGCGAAGACGCTCAGCTTCATCCCATAAACCTAAATCACAACAAAGAGAATACTCACTGGATTTGAATTCATCCGAATTTATCCATTCAGTGTGTATGCGTTCATAATGAATCTTCAATGAATTACTAATTTTAGCAGAAGTCATCGGTGATTGCCCGCCTCCTTCTCCTCCGTCAGTTAAATTACGCAGTATTCCGGTACCTAAATCTTTGCGACCATACCAACGTATCAACCTACGCTCAATAGCAAAAGCACCCAACTCTGTGAGATTCGCTTCGACGATTATAATTCTTTTTGAATCAGACGGTAAATTGCAAGAATGATTTTTATCCCATGCTCGTTTATTTTTGCCCTTTCCTATGTAGTACGGGGAGCCATTTTCTCTGAGATATGCGTAAACGTAGAAATTCATATAACTATTTATCACATATCTCTACGGTAGAGATCAGTTGTAGCGTCTTTTTTGAACTTCTTGATAAATATTGTTATGGAATGGTGTCGGCGTGATACCGATCCCTACATTGAATACTATAAAATTTTAGGAGAAAACAATGGCTCTAGTATCGCCTGGTGTACAAGTAACAGTTATCGATGAAAGTCAATACTTGCCCGCACCCCCAGCATCGGTTCCTCTCATTGTATTGGCTACCGCACAGAACAAAACAGATGCCTCAGGCGTAGCAATCGCCCCTGGTACATTAGCGGTCAACGCTAATAAGTTGTACGCAGTAACAAGTCAGCGTGATTTAGTTGGCTTTTTCGGCACACCGTTGTTTTACAAAACAACTGACGGTACACCAATTCAAGGATATGAACTCAACGAGTATGGTTTGCTTGCAGCTTACTCGGTACTTGGACAAAGCAATCTATGTTATGTCATTCGTGCTGATATTGACTTAGCAGCCTTAAAAGGTTCAGTAGGACGTCCATCAGCCGCTCCTAAAGACGGTTCATATTGGATGAACACTACACTAAGTACATACGGCATGTTTCAGTTCAGTCAATCTACTGGCGTGTTCACAGTACAAGCTCCTATCGTAATTGAAAATATCAATAACGTGACAGGTGGTACAGGTCAACCCATTCAATCACTGGGCAACATTGGTAGCTATGCTGTTAATCTAACTGATCAGTACGGCGCTCCATCATCATACGGTACATACTGGTTCAAGAACTACCAGAACACATGGGTAGCAGTTGGAAGCCCAGCATGGCAAGCATCATGGCCAACGGTTCAGGGCACAGCAACTCCAGTGTCAATCAGTGCTGGTAATATTATAATCAACGGCGCAACAGTAGCAGTTCCAGTGACTAACACGGTCCCAGGTCTAGTTAGTGCTATCAATGCAGCTAACATTCCTTTCGTTACTGCCGAGACAATCGACGGTCGTATGCAACTGTTTATTTCAGTTGGCACAACAATGACAATCGCTGGCACAGCAGGAGTATTGAGTGATCTAGGTGTCATAGCCGGTACATACTATGCTCCAGCACTAGTATATGGCACAAACGCACAGCAACCCTTATGGCGCTCAACTGATGCTCAGCCACATCCAACAGGTTCAATGTGGATCAAGACAAACACACCTAACTTGGGCACAAGCATTGTCGTAGGTCGTTACAACGCACTAACAGCTACATACGCAAACAAGAACGTTCAGTTGTCAACAAGCGACTGGGTAATCAACAATATTCTTGATTCAACTGGCGGCGCAGCAATTGCAGCTAACTCTGTGTATGCTCAATACGACTTCAACGGTCAAGATATTGCTGCACCCTTACAGCTATTTGAACGTGCATCGATTGGAGCCAGCACATTTGTTGGTACAACTACTACACCTAGCTTTGCTAACAACGCTACATTCGAAGTGTACGTAAGTCAGCCAGCAAGTTCATCCTTAAGTGGTCCATACTCAGTCACAATGCCTGCGACTGGAACATTGGGTGCTACAGCATTTGTAACAGCATGGGCAGCAGCTGCCATTCCCAACACCACAGCGGCAGTATCATCAACAGGAGCAATCACACTAACGCATCAAAACGGCGGAGTGATTATTCTTGATGATTCGGGGGTCACAAGCCCAGCATCGGCAGTTACAGCAGCTGGTTTCACAATCAACACTAACGCTACTACACCAGACGGTTGTGTCGGCGCCAAGTGGGGCCCATTCAGCACAATCTCTTATGCTGCTCTTGCCACAACAGGCGGAACAGGCACAGGTCTAACACTGAATGCAACAACCTCAGGTTATGCACCAACATTCACAATCGATGCCCCTGGCTCAGGTTACGTTGTAGGTGATCTAGTAACAGTAACAGGCGGCGGCGCACTATCAACTCCATACACGGTACAAGTGACTGCGATTGGCGGCGGCGGAATTCCATCAACGGTTATCTGGTATGCAGGTGTTTCAACACCTCAGTACTCAGTGCAATTGAGTAAGTGGCAGATTTTTGAGTACACACCTAACTTGATTCCTCCAGTTGGCGCACCTACAAACATGACGCCATGGTACTACAGCGTAGTTGATCAAGTTGACATCATGACTAACGTTGCTGGTGTATGGAAAGGTTACTTGAACGTGTGTTATAACTCAGCCGGCCTTCCACAGGCTACTGGTGTTCCAGCTACTGATCCAAAGGGTCCGTTAATTCGTGCTACAGCACCTACGGTGCAAAGCGACAATTCACCACTCGTATATGGTGATATCTGGATCGATGTAAGTGATCTTGACAATTACCCGGTAATTAATCGCTGGCAGAATTTCAACGGTACAGATCAGTGGGTTCTAATCAACAATACCAATAGCACAACTGAAAACGGTATCGTGTTTGCTGATGCACGTTGGGGTGATGCAGGTACAATCAATCCGATTGATGATCCGATTCCAACAATCGTGTCATTGCTAACAAGCAACTATCTTGATCTTGATGCTCCAAATGCAGAACTATATCCACAGGGTACATTGTTGTTTAACACACGTCGTAGTGGCTACAACGTAAAAGAGTACATGGTCAATTACTTCAACGGAACAACATTCCCTGATCAAACTCTTCCTGCACAAACAGACGCTTGGGTAACAGTCAGTGGTCTACAAGCAAACGGCGCACCGTACATGGGCGGACAAGCTCAGCGTGCCATGGTCGTTAAAGCTCTCAAGACAACGATTGATACTAGCACCCAGATTCGTGACGAAGATACCTTTTTCAACTTGTTGGCATGCCCTAACTACTGTGAGACACAGCCTAACCTGGTAACACTGAACAATGATCGCAATCAAACTGCGTACATTGTTGGTGATACTCCAATGACTCTTGCTCCTAACGGACAAGCGATTTCTGATTGGGCAAAGAACACTGCTGGTGCTACATCAACTAGCATACAAGGTTTAGTTACACGTGACACATATCTAGGTCTGTACTACCCAAGTGGTATTGCAAGTGATCTAACTGGAACACAAGTAGCGGTTCCACCAAGTCACATGATCTTGTCAACAATGATTTACAACGATAAGGTTGCTTACCCATGGTTTGCACCAGCAGGTCAGCGTCGTGGTGTTATTACTAACGCTACTAACATTGGCTACATCAACTCTAAGACAGGTTTGTTTGTTGTTGATAAGAACAATCTTGATTTGCGTAACGTTGAGTACACGAACTTCATTAACCCGATCACTCAATTCCAGAATATCGGACTGTTGAACTACGGTAACAAAAACAGCTTTGATAGCCAGAGCGCACTTGACAGAACAAACGTTGCTCGTTTGATCAACTATCTGCGCACACGTCTAGCGATTGCTGTTCGTCCGTTCTTGTTCGAGCCTAACGATGCTATCACACGCAGTCAAGTTCGTGCAATTTGTGCAACACTACTAGCCGACGTACAAAGCAAGCGAGGCGTTTATGATTACCTAGTAATCTGCGACACTTCAAACAATACGCCAGAGCGTATTGACAGAAACGAACTATGGATTGACGTTGCGATTGAGCCAGTTAAGGCAGTCGAATTTATCTATATCCCAATTCGTATCTTGAATACTGGTGCAATTGCTTCACTGGTTACGAATGGTTAATGAAACGGTGACCGAGAAATCGGTCACTATTTCTAATGATAAATAGAATATAGGAGAAATAAAATGGCTTTCAGTTCGATTTCAAAAATGACAGTCCCATCCCCAGGAAACATACCGAATCCTCAGGGTCTGTTGATGCCGAAATTGCAATATAGATTCAGAATCTTATTTGACAATTTTGGAGTTAATCAGCCAACCACAGAATTAACAAAACAAGTTATTGACTTCTCACGTCCTAACGTAGAATTCCCAGAAATACCGATTGAGATTTACAATAGTCGTTATTATCTTGCTGGCAAACCAGCATGGCAAGCAGTCACACTCAACGTACGTGATGATGCTAGCGGTCAAGTTCAGCGTCTGGTAGGTGAGCAGATTCAGAAACAATTCGACTTCAGCGAGCAGGCATCGGCAGCTGCCGGTATCAACTACAAGTTCGGATTGAATTGTGAGATTCTAGACGGCGGCAACGGTAATTTCCAACCAAACGTACTTGAAGTTTGGCAACTTTATGGTTGCTACATTGCAAGTGCTAACTACAACCAGTTGTCTTATGGCGCAAACGAGCCTGTTACCATTCAGATGAGTATCAGATTCGATAACGCTGTGCAGACTCCAACTGACAATGCTCTTGCCATCAACTTTGGTGGTATTGGTCAGAACGTTGGTCGTAGATATGGCGTTGGTGTTAGCGGTATTGGTAATCCAGACGGTAACATTTAATAACACATGGCCGGACTCTTTCAACAAAATTTGCAGCCTACGACCAAAGAAGGTCTTAGTTTTAAAACATATTTTCACGCTGCGAAAATTTTTGGAAGTGCCGGCTTTGAAAATGCTCCAAAGTTTAAGTGGTTATTTCATGTTTATTTTGAAATCAACCGAGAATTTTTAAGCAACAGTCAATTTGGATTTCCTCCGGATTACCTACCTGGTCTCTTAGTAAAGACTATCAATTTGCCAAAGTTTAACATTGCGGTTTCAGAAATGAATCAATACAATCGCAAGCGTTATATTCAAACAAAAGTTACCTACGACCCGATTACTGTTACATTCCATGACGATAATTATGGATCTATCAGAAATTTATGGTACAAGTACTTTAGTTACTACTACTATGATCCAAATTCACCACTTAATACATCCGACAATGCGGCTGCAGTTGCTGCAATAAATCGTAAAAACACATACGATCCTGATATTAGTCAAATTGCTCAGTGGGGATATAAAGCTGATCCAAGTGATACATCTGTATCACGAGCCGCGGGAATAGCAAAAGTTCCATTCTTTAAATCCATTAAAATTTATGGATTTAATCAACACAGCTTTGCTTTATATGAATTGATAAATCCAATGATTGAGCGATTTGAGCATGATACTTATGATTACGCACAGG